GGACAATGGTAATTGAGTCGACGACGCCACCGCTGTTGTTGTCGGAGCTTAGTGTCGCATCCATGTCGACAAGAATAGCTGGAACCTGTCCACCCTGCACATTTAAATCGTAAGCGCTTCCGATGGTTCCGCTGCCGACAATCTGTGTCGTTACACGCACATGATCAGCTAGTGGACGATCAACCAATAGAGGTTGCTTGTTTGTGTTAGTAGAGCTTATGTCTCAAAACACCCTATCTACAAATTTCGACAGGGGCCTCCGAAAACTTCTTTTATTATAATGCCACAAACAAAATTTAGACTTCAACTATTCAGCAAAAATCACCAAAGCCGCTCAACCCACCAAACATTTGCAACTTTTCAATAAAATACTTGAGGAAGCTTGTTAAAAGCCATGTTTTGCATTGCGGCTGGATTCCTAGCAATGGTCATGAATTGGTCGGTGGACGATTTGGATTTTGGTTCTTTAAAATCCCAACGCAGCCTTGCATGATATTGTGCGAGTTGGGTGGGGGTTAACGATCCCAAATTGCGACGATAGTATTCGCCTGGTAGGTAATCAGAACCAACAGCATCAAAATAACTATAACTATCACGTTGTTGTGCCATAGGAATTACCTCCCCAGCAGTGGGCCGATTACATCATTGATAATGCGGTCTTTGAAAAGATCAAGTAAACCTTTGCTGGTTTCTGACTTTTTCTTTTGTTCTGGCAATGGGGCACCTCGCAATGCGCCAGGGATAATATCCTCAACCGGGCGACTGGGCTGCATTGGTTGCGTACCGCCCGCATCAGGTAATTGCATACCTCCTCCTGCTAATTCCTTTTTTCGTTTTTCATAAAACTCATAAAGCTCATTAATGTTTTTTACAGGCTGGCCATAAGCGCTCTGGCCTTGCAATGTCGGCAGGGAAGCCCATTCTGGAGCCAGTTTGGCGATGACTTCGCCAAATTTGCCGCCTTTCATGAATTGATCAAGCGCACCTTGACGCTGATCAATCAAATATAAAGCACCCAAGTCTTGAGCTTCTTTGCCAAAACCTTTTGTTCCCAAAGCTTTTTGAGTCCTTGCAAAAGTAGCGGGAAGAAATTGGTACGCCCCAGCAGCCGCACTTGCGTATCCTGGTGTTTTAACAACTACATCAGGATGTCTGCTTAAATCATCAAACGTCCCACCACCGAACATCGTTCGGTACCCCTTCATGTTGTTTTTGGGTGTATAAGTGCCTTCTGCCATCCGAATGGTATCGAGCAGTGCACGACCCTGAGGAGTAGCAAGGATTTTATTGTATTTGGCGAGACGTTCGGACATCGTTTAAATCAATACGCAGGGCGGAAAGACTGAAGACGTTGTAAGTATTCAGCTTTTACTTCATCGGGTAGCGCTTCAAACTCTGCAGGGAAAGCCTGAGTACGCTCTCCAGGGCGCGTGTCACGGAACATGGATTCATTCGGGTTTACCGCCGCTTCTTGTTGGCTAACATTTCCTAAAGCCGAATCCAGCTCTTGACGTGCCATGTTTTGTGCTGCTGCTGCTGCTGAAGCTCCTTCATTCAACATTGGTGCCTGTCCAAGATTGGAACCCTGGCCAAAATAACGTTGCATCAAGGGGTTGGGTGTACCTGGACCGATGTTCCCGTACATGGAACGATTGATCATCATTCCTGTCTGTGGATCGTATGCAACTTGAGGAGGTCCTTGTTGTGGACCAAACGAACCCATTTGCTGTGCTTGGTTATAAACTTCTTGTTGATAACTACGCTTTGCGACCGGATCAGTAAAAGGCTCGGGTGTCGTATCCTCTAATTGTGCCAGGGCATTTTTGGGTGCGCGAAGATTACCTGCTTCATCATATACGGGATCTTGTTTATGACCCGCAGGCAAACGCTGACCATAAACATTGGCTCCGGCAGGAGCTTGTTCCCGAACCGGGGAACATTGGGGGTTCACGAGGATCAATTAAAGGACGACCGTAAACATCCGTGCCCAGCTTGGCTGCCTCTTGTGGTGAATACATCGGAGGCTCTTTTTGAAACCCTCCTGGCATGCGTGTTCGGGCTGGCATGTTGACATTTGCATCATCAATATCCCCTCGACGCCAAGTACCAGGGACCATTTTCCCGGTTGCGGGGTTAATATCGACAAGCCCAGGAACACCATTAAGTACTGCAATGCCTTTCTTGGTATTACGCTGTGCCTTGTTGGCTTGGCTTTCGGTTAAAGAACCTTTGAAAAATGGCATGATTACCTCCAATTAAGGTTTAAATAAATGCGAGTTCCGACGGCTACATCGGCAGGCCCAGGGAGGGACTGAATAAACTCAGCGCCAGAACGTTCGTATCGATATCTGGCTTGCATTGGATCTTTGTAGTTTGGAACATAAAGAATATGTGCAAGACGATTGGTCTCGTACAAGTAAACTTCGTCCCAAACTTTTAAAGCTTCTAATGTGCTACTAGAGGCAATAGTGCGATCCAACGTCTCCTCGGATTGTTTCAATACGAGTCGACGGCGGTGGATCTGAATCAATCTGAGTTTGCCTTTCAGCAATTTCACACCTTCCAATCTGATAAATAATTTTATCGTAAAAGAATGTATCAGGAATGGTGTTCATTGCTTCTTCAAGCCGACTGTAATCGCCAGCAGGTACAGAAACAGTAAAATACCCAAGGTGATATCTTACTCTGCTTTTGTCAAAATCAGATAGCTCCACCTAAGCACCTCGGCATCTTTTTATTATAAAAGGAATATTCCTAGATAACACCAGTAAAATCAAATGGTATATTTGATTGCGTATATTGACTCAAGAAACCAAATGGATCGGGGTTTAATGCTTGCGATACAACTTGTCCCATCATTTGCTTCTTAAGTTTCTCCATAAAAGTTTCATCGTTATTTTCGTCTCTATCTTTTTTCATACGTTGCGTTTCTAAATTAAATTGGTCGTGGCGACCAAACAAATAACTCTTCATGATATCAGCTTCACGATTAAAGTCTTGAACAGTAGGCATTGTTTGTGTTGTTGTGCCTTCGTATCCAGACCTTACGGCTCCCTCGTTTTTTCTTGTTGTAGAAGCTGTTGGTAGTTCGCTTATGTGTAGAAGCCGTACTTCATATGGACCAGTGCGAAGACTAGATACGTTTCCTGCTCCTCCTTGGTTGGCATGGGTCGCAACTGAGCCTTGTCCCACAAAGCGCAATTGGGTACCTTCAGGAAAAGCGTAGTCTTCCCCCCTGTGCATTCTGTAATCGCCATGGATAGGATGCTTGCGCATACCCATGGGGCTAGTAAGAACTACACCAGGATCCTGCACAAACTCTTCGCCTTGCTTGCTCCAAATAGGTGTCCATTCTTTTTGGCCAGGTGCGCGGTACTGCAGGTGTTGGCCAATATCTGTTCGTGTCTTTGATAAAGGAAAAAGCTTGCCGTTTTTTAAGACCTGAAAATCAACATGGTCTCCTGTTGAGTCCCCCGTGGATCCTTGACGTCCTAAATAAATAGCGGGTCCTATTGCCATTGTCTTTTTATTTTCTATTCTAAAACGAAAAAACCCCGGGGGGCGGGGCCAAGGTTTAAACTCTAATTAAATCAGCAGCAATCACTGAATCCCAATCCACTCTTTTGATTTGTTTAAGTTGTTCCAGATTGTTGAATCTCTCACCCGATAAAGACATCTGAAGATCCTTAATGTCACGCGCTGTTTTCATTCCAATTCCTTTAACGTGATCGGCAATCATTTGTGCGGTTGCCGTGTTGATATTCAAGCGTGTTTCAGGAGGAAAGCTGCGAGGTTCCTCTTTATTTGCTTTGTCCTTAATTTGAAGAGTCTTAACCTTTTTGGTGGCGTTTTTGTCTTCTTCTAGTTCGGTGCGATAAACGGTGAAGATACGTCCGTCTTGATCTTCGACCATGTACCAATCACCATCATCCCACTCGCTGACAACTTTTACACGAGCGCCGGTTTTTTTGTGTTGATAAAGCATAGGGACCAGAAAACATCCTGGTCCCATAATACCTTATTTTACTGTTCAGCTGACAGTACGAGCAGGGAAGATATTGCTCGATGTCGTCGTATTCGGCAGCAACATCAGGCTGGATGTAGCAGATTTCGACGACCAGATAACCGTACTTACCTGCGTTGGCATCACCAGAAGAGATGTAGAAACCACCAGAAGTGGTAGTGGAGTTGGCAGTCTCTTTGGCGTACACCTTGAAGGTGGTAGCGGCAGTCAGTTCCTTGTAAACCTTGCCAGCAACAACGCCCGTGGCGCCGGTGACGGTCAGGAAAGGAGTCGCACTCAGTGCAGAAGAACCAGCGGCGAAGAAAATTTCGCCAGCTTGTGAACCAGAAGTAGTAGAACTGAGGTTGGCCTGGATGAAGGCTTCGCCAACACCAGAAGCAGCAACGGGGCTACCGGAGTTGTCGCGACCGAAAGAAATCACGTTACCGGTGGCAGCATAGATGCCAGAAGCAGTGCGGTTGTCGCCCCAGCCAGAGGCAACAGCAATGGTTGCGCGATAGCCGTAAGCAGGGGTGGTCGAATCACCAGAGACGACCATGCCGGTGATATCAGTACGAGTATCATCGTTCCGGTAAGGAGAAGGAACGATCACATCGCCAGAGGCAACAGCGCCGTCACCAGAAGTGGCAGTCACCTTCAGGTAACCACGCTGCTGGAAATAGCGATAGCCAGGAACGGCCAACACAGAAGTTGGACCAGCAATGGAGCTGTCCGTTGGTACCGTTGTCGGTGGTATCGATGTTTTTGTACCAACCATTCAGCGGCTCGTTCCAGTTGCCAGGATAGATCTTTTTAGCAGACAAGTAGGACATTTATTTCTCCTGTAATGTTATTGTTTACCTAAATCAAATAGTGCCATCGTCCTGAACAAAGCTGTAAGCAGTGGTGACAAAGTCCTTGTTGAGGATTTCAAAACCAGCATACAGTTGCCAGATCAGAATGATAAAAGCGGCTGAAGTCATCGTTGTTGTTGATGAGCACCTGAGCGTTGGGACCACCAATGCCAACACCGATTGACTGAGGACCAAAGAAGAAACCTTGTGCAACTTCCTGGGAAGAATAGTTGTCGCCGTCGGTAAAGTCTGCAGTAACGTTCTTGTTCGGGAAGTTGGTGGACTCGTAGAACTTAACGCCTTCAAACTGAACGCCAGTAGGCATCACAGGCTCACCAGCCAGGAAATAAGCCTGACCAGCTTGGGGACCCATGTAGAAGCTGGTGTTGTTAGGCATCATGGGGTTAGCCATGTACATGCCTTGACCAGCATTGCCTGCGTAACGTGCGATCTCACGGAAGTCGCTGTCACGACGCAGGTGCATCATGAAGGTGGGATCGCAAAATGCAGCGATACAAACCATCAGCAAAAGGTAGGAACGTTGCGCTTACGCAGATCCTTAACAACAGTCAGAAGGTCGGTACGAACAGAGAACTGTTGAACCTGGTTAGCATACTCAGTGGCGGTGTAGTTGATGCGGCCCTGAGAATCCTTTAGTCTTACCACCAGCGAAATAGTAACCACCCTGAGAAGAAGAGGCGGCACCGTTTGGCTTCAGCCTTGGCGAGTTCATCAAGGAACACGCGATCGCGCCAGCGGCGATAATCGTCGAGCAGGGTCAGAGAGCCGATGCTCTGGTGGAACATATTCAGGTTGCCGGTGTCCAACAGGAGACGCTGAGCGGTCACCAGTGTTTCACGCGCAATCTTGAAGGTGGAAGGCTGGGTCGGATCACCCGGGTCTGCAGGGCCGGTGTATTCCTTCAGCACAACAAGCACCTTCTCCTTGGTGATGTTGCGGCTGTTGGCAGTACCGATGGTTTGGTCGGCCACACGCTCGCGGCTGTCCTTGGTGCCAGGGGTGCCCCAGAACTTATAGCGATCGAGCTGTACGGTTTGACCTGGCTGACGGGTGAAATCATGAACCACCACGGGCTCAGTTGCCATTTTCACACACGTAAGCGGGATGCGGACGGTAGAGTTACCGCACCAAGAAGTTTAGGGAAATCTGAAATTCGATGAACACTTTTTATCCTCCAGTGTCGCAGGAAAGTTTTTGAATCGGGTAATAGATTCAGACTTTATTAAGTCTTTTATCTATTCAAATTTTAGCAGTCGGTAAACCTAAAGACTTACCGACCACTAATTCACTCCATAACGAAGAGCTTATTGGCAACAGCCTGAGGCTCTGCTCTGTTAAGAATCCGCCAAGCTTGGCTTGGATCGTACTGCATCTGGTTGGTGAAAGCTTGCCAAACATCACCAGGACGTTGAGTGGCAGCAGCAGCCGGAGGTGCAGGCATTTGGCCAATTTGCACACCGGCAGGAGCAGTTGCATAACCACGACTCTCAAGCTGAGACTCGTCTTCGTACACCGGATAAGGACCTTCCGGACCAAAGAACTTCAGTGTGTAGTCAGACAGTACATCGGGATTGGTCAGAATCTCGTTGTAAGCCAGATTGTCGCGATGCTCTTCAACAGCAAACCTTGCATAACCTTCAATCAGGTTTGCAGCATTGGTTCCCCAATCAATAGCTTGATCAAGAAGACCTTCCAGGTTTACGGCGTACTGGTTTAGAAGCGCGGGCGCCTCTTGACCGAATGCGTCCAGAACCTGCCTCGTTTCCGGACTCAGATTGTAGTAATCCGCGATCGCCTCGTTCACTTCCTGCTGGGCCTGGGCCGCTTCCTGCCCGTAGAGATCCGAGGAAGTTTGGGAATAATTGGGCGATAAGGTCTGGTTGGGTGACCAGGTCAGCCGATCCGATTGTTGCGTAGCCGGGGCGCTCGCCGGTGAGCCGTAGTTCGCCGGGGTAGCCTGAGGTGCTGCCGTCGTCGAGTACTGTTGACCCTGGAACGGGGATTGGACTGGTTGACTCAGGAGCCCCACCACCTTGTTGAATGCCGCTTCCCAGGGATTCCCCCTGGGGTGCCTCCGGTTGGGATTGGGGGACGTACTGAGACGGGCTTGATTGGTAGCTG